CCCATCTGCAATCTATACTACTCTCTTTGGAAAGAACCTACCAAAGACGAAACCCTCGCTCGACAGATTAAAGGTAGGGATCGCTACTACATGAATGTTGTTGACCGTGAAAGCGGTGAGGTAAAGATTCTCTCGGTAGGCATTATTCTCTTCAAGAAGATTATTGCTGCAATGGTTGATCCTGATTATGGTGACATCACCGATGTAGAGGAAGGGCACGACTTCAAGATCATCAAGATCATGGAAGGGCAATGGCCTAAGTACGATCAATCTGCTCCTCGTCCCAAGTCTACTCCTGCGGGTAGTGGCAGGGAGATCGCAGGGTGGATGGACTCTCTTCACGATATCCAGTCTCTTGTGAAACTGGAAGATTATGAGGAGCTTAAGCAGATCTCAGACAGCATCAATCCTTTTGCTGCTGTTGAAAGGTCCGCTGGTGACATCAACCGTTCTGACACAGAGGTTGGTGATGATGATTACATGGAAAAACTACAATCATGAAAAATATTATTTTACCTGCCGCTTTTGCGGTACTTCTTGGAACGGGTTTGGTTTCCTGTTCTGTGGTCGAGGGCGTAATGGGAGAAGGCACAGCCGAGTCTCCTGGAGGCTTTCTTGACACTCTTTGGACTCTATTGAAGGGTTTCCTTCCTAGCCTTGCTGCTTGGGAAGGTGGTTGCTCTCTCTTTAGTCCTAGAAAAAGGCAGCACTATTCTAACATGGTGATGGCTATTGTTCCTATGAACAAGAACATGGAGTTTGGAGACGCTATTAAGTCTTTGGGTTCTGGTCTTGGATTGGCACACTCATCAGAGGCAACTAAAGCTGCCAATGACGATGAAGTGGCAACCGCAAAAGTTGAAGCGGCAAAACCTGCAAAAAAAGCGTAAGAATTAGACGCTAGGACTATAATAGGGGGGGCTAAACAGCCCTTCCTATTTTTTTATATTATTATGGACAAATTAAAGATACTTTGTTGCCCCGCAAATGATGGTGGGTGTAGTTATTATAGGGCATGGGCTCCTTTTGCTAAAATCGCAGAGAAGTTCCCTAATCTCATTGAGCTACGTTACGAAAAGAATCCATTGGGGATGAATGCGGAGACTGGGCAATGGGAGGAAAATTTTGATTTTGAAGCAATGAAGTGGGCAGACGTAGTAATGACCCAAAACATTAGTAACTTTGGGGGTCATTACACAGCCAGGATTGTGGGTAAAGCAAAAGAGTTTGGCAAGTTTGTACATTTTGATACAGACGATCTTTTAACGGATCTGTATGAAGGTCATAGGCTTAAGAAGGTTTATGAAGACAAGAACCTGGGGGAGATCACAAAGTTTGTTTATAATAATTCCGACTTAGTAACAGTAACCCAAAGAAAGTTTGCACAAAGAATCCAGCAGTATTGCAGCGGTGTTTTAGCTGTAGTTAAGAATGCTATTGATTACAATTTAGAGTGCTGGAATCATACCAAAACATCACCCCGAAGAAAGCGACTAGTTAGGGTTGGCTGGGCTGGTGGAATTCATCACGAAGAGGATGTAAAAGAGTTTGCTGGTGTTCCTCACTTTGTTAATCAGAAAGTAGGTAAAGAGAATGTGGAGTGGCACTTTTTTGGCAAGCCTCCTGTGGGTGGCGCTCAGAAAGACGATTGGCAGCAAGATGTGTGGGAAAATTATAAAAGAATCCTGTTGCGTGGGTTTAGGAATGCTTCAAATTGGTTTATTCATGATGCACTCCCAACAGATCGCTACGGACTTATTTTTGCAAATATAGACATAGCCATAGCCCCACTCCAAATGAATGATTTCAATGATTCTAAATCTGAAATTAAAGTAGCTGAGTGTGGGAGGTATAAGGTTCCCCTTATCGCGTCTAATGTCGGGTGCTATGATGAGACAATAAAAAACGGGAAAACGGGGTACTTAATTGATCCTAGTGCCCCTAAGTCTGAGTGGGTGAAGATCCTCACTAAAGTAATTCGAGACCACAAACTACGAGAGAATATGGGCCAAAATCTCCATGATACAACAGAGGAGTATTTTGATTTGAATAAAGTAGCCCCCCAACGTATTCAGCTTTATAAGGATGCTTTTTTAATGGCGGGACGGAAGGATTTAGCTGAAAAGATAGGAGATCTATCTTGATTTATCAATGCTACCCCTCTAAGGAAGATAAAAAAAATGTGTTCCTTGAGAATGCATATAAAGGGTTTGGATTAGAGCCTGAAGTGAATAAGCTTCTGACTCGTAACTGCCCAGAGCTTAGTAGCGCAGCCAATAGGCTTCAACTTACAGAGTATGCTTGCTTGTTGTGGCATTGGAGAAATTCTAATTATGATACTGACGAGTGGATTGGAACTACGTCTATAAGGCAATCTAATAAGTTCCCACATAGGTTCAAAAACAAACAAGAAATTAGTGAGTTATTAAATAAGAATCCTGTTATTGCTTGGGGGCAGTACACTCTCCACAATCAGAAAGGGGAATTTATTAGCTTAGAAAAAAGTACAGAGGTTTGTCACCCTGGACTCACGCAATACATGCGTGAAACTTTACTTCGGTTTGGTCATGAATTACCTAAAGAGTGGAAAACAGCTACAACTGGGTTTTTTGCAAATTATTGGATCATGACCAAGGATCTCTTTGAGGACTTCATGTCTTTTTCCTGGCCTATGGTAAGCTGGTCTTTAGATAGTATAAAAGAGTCTGATTTTTATAAGAATCAACCAGAGTATAAGACCGTATCAAATGCTAAAGCTGTTTGTTATTTTGCAGAACGCTTGTTTTTAGTTTGGTACTTGCTCAAGGGAATAACACCGCACAATCCTGGTCAGATTTCTCAACTGGGTCACGGCATATGAAAAAAACAATACTACTAATCCAACCAGGGAGGTTGGGGGATATTATTCTATGTCTTCCTATTGTTAGTTACTATGTTGCAAAGGGTTATGAAGTTGATTGGTATTGCCCAAAGGAGTATCACTCGATGTTTCGTAACATATCTTACTGCTCTCCTGTGGATAAGGTAACTAAAAATTATTATGAAGTTATTGATTTAAGTTTTGGCTTCGGAGGACCCCCAGAGTCTTGGTGGCAAATTACATATCCGAGGTGGGATTCTTTTGTTCACGCTAAATATCACCTAGCACAAGTCCCTCTTGAGGAAAAATGGAATCTTTTGTGGGACAGGGACGAGCAGAGAGAAGACGCATTAGTTAAAGAATTAAGCCTGCCAAAGGAGTATATTGTTTATCACTCCCAAGGATCAAGGGAATCTTTCACGCTGGACTTACCTAAACAGTATTATGCTGTTGAGTTTAAGAAGCAGGGGGACTATAATATTTTCGACTGGTATAAAGTTCTTGCTGGAGCTAAAGAGATTCATTGCATAGATAGCGTATTAGTAAACTTTGTGGACTCCGCATTACCAGAGTTTGAGCCTAAAGTGTTTCATAGTGTTCAAAACTACAAAAGACCAGATTTAACCGTAAAAAAAGGATGGATTATAAAATGAGACAAAACACATTTCAGTTGTTTTTTAATATGATGAATCAATTACAACAGAAGCTCGAAAGAGAGCTAGTAATTGTAGAGACAGGGACGATTAGAGGAGAGATTAGATCTTGCGATGGTAATTCTACTGTTAATTTTGCTGAGTATGTTAAGCATCGAGGGGGTACTTTTTATAGTATCGACAATAATACGGAAGCTATTAACTATTCTAAAGGGATTCTAGGTGAGAGGGATAATGTTCATGTTGTTGAGGCTATGTCTACAGAGTTCCTAGACTCTTTCCCTGATAAGATTGACGTTTTGTATTTAGATAGCGCAAATGACGAGCATATTGGTTTAGCAGAGTACGAGGCCGCAAAGCCTAAGCTTCATGAGCATACTATTATTTTAATTGATGATTGCTTACAGGACTCGGCAGAGCAAAGAAAGGGGTTGCTATCTATTCCTCAAATGCTTGAAGACGGTTACCTTAAAATTCTTCATGAGTATCAATGTGTTTTATCTAAAGAGCATCCTAGCTTGGATGCGGTCAGAGGAGTTACCGAATGAGAACTGCCATCTCAATTATATTAAATGGTATTCACCATTTACCTGAACAGGCTAAGATTATTCCTGAGATTTTCGATAAGTGGATTATCGTAGAAGGTGCTACCAAAAATGTTAAGTGTAGTAGTTGGTGTCAAGAGATGCCTGAAGCTTTTCATGATGAGGAAGGTCATAGCGTTGATGGGACCAAGAAATTTCTAGAAGAGTTGTCAGAAAACCCAAAGGTAGATGTTTATTTTGGTGATGACCTCTGGGAGGGAAAAGTAAGTATGTTTAATCACGGATTAGAACAATCTCGCCCAGAGGATGGGTTTCTATGGGAGATTGATATTGATGAATACTGGACTTCCTCTCAGGTAGCAAACACAGAGACCTTAATGAATAATACTGGGGCAGACGTAGCCTCGTTTGTTTGTGATTAT